CGAAGAAGAAAAACGCCCACAAGCACAAGGCGAAAGCCAGCAAAGCAAAACCCTGCCGATGCGGGAAAGCCGCTGGAAAAAATCCTGGAAGACACTGAGAAGACATTCGAATGGACATGATCCGCTCCGGGCTCGTCACCTACCATCCGGCGCTGGCCGACCTGATGGTCGACATCGACAGCGTGCGCCAGCATCCGCTCAACGCCAACAACGGCGACACCGACGCCATCGCCGCCTCCATCGAGACCAACGGCATGTACCGGCCCATCACCGTCCAGGCATCCACCGGCCACATCCTGCTCGGCAACCACGTGTGGGAAGCCTGCCAGGCCCTCGGTGCCGAGACGATCCCGGTCGTGACAGTTGAAGTCGACGACATCCATGCGCTGCGCATTCTGATGGCCGACAACAAGATCGCTGCACTGGCCCTGATGGACCCCAGCCAGGAACTCGCCAACCTCGAACAGATCGAACAGGTCGACTCCCTGCTCGGCACCGGCTACGTCGAAGCCGACCTCGAAGCACTCCGCAGACTCGCCGAGACCCCGCTCACCCCGGTCGATGTCGACACACCCTGGCCCACCATCTGCGTCCAAGTCTCCCCCGAGACCGAACAGACCTACCGCAGTCTCACCGCAGCCGCTGGGGGAGACCGGGAGCGGTTCGAGATGTTGCTGAGACTCGCCGGAGGCTAGCATCTCGATAGTCCGCACATGACGGAGAACACGATGGCTCACGCCCAAGACCCCACCGACCCCACCGGCGTCTCCAACACCTACCGGGGCACCCGAGGTCACATCAACCCCGAGAACGCCACTCGGGCCCGACAGCGCAAAACCCATGCCGCCATCGCCATGCGACTCGGTGGCGGCACCTGGGCCGAGATCGCCCTCACCCTCGGCTACCCCACCCCGCGAGCCGCCTGCGTCGCCGTCGAACGCAGCCTGGAGAAAGAACTCGACACCGCCGACCGGGAACATCTGCGCCGGTTGGCCGGAGCCCGGCTGGACCGGCTGCTGCGCAGCGTGTGGCCGAAAGCGGTCGACGAGAACAGCCCCGAACAGATGGTGGCGGTCTCCCGGGCTCGTGACCTGGTGGCCGACCACCGCAAACTGTTCGGCCTGGACGCCCCCACCGAAGTCGTCGTCCACAACCCCACCCAGGCCGAGATCGAAGCCTGGGTCGCCACCGTCGTGTCCGTTCAGCCCTACGTCGCCGAACACGACATCATCGACGGCGAGGTGGTCGAGACCCATGCCCTTCCGACTCGCTGAGCACTACCCGGCGCCACGGGCGAAGATGCAGTTCATCACGTCCGCCGAAATGCCCTATCTGTGCTATCAGGCCCGGCTCGCCACCGGCTACGACTCCACCACCAAGTACATCCAGCATGTGCTGTGCGCGGCACTGGCCCGCGACCTCGGGCTCGACGAGACCGCCCTCACCTCTCGGCTGCCACCGGGCCGAGGCATCGACCGGAGCCGACCTCTGCCGCTGCGCAGCGGAAGGGTCGAGGAAGAAGTCCGAGAATGATCGGGGGTCAACTGGGTACACTTGCCGCATGGCGAAGGTCCGATGGACGACCCGGTGCGCTGGCGGCTGCGGCGACACGCTGCGGGTCGGCACCCACGCCACCCGGCTCCACGGAGGGTGGTTCTGCTCGTCCTGCTTCGCAGCGCACAAGCCGACCTGCCTGGTGTTCAGGGAACAGCAGAAGCGGTATGGCGGCTCGTATGTGCAAGGAGATACCGCTGAGTCGGGGCCTGGTGGCTCTGGTGGACGACGCAGACTACGAGCCGCTGACGACCGGACACAAGTGGTTCGCCAGCCCACACCGGAACACGTTCTACGCCAAACGGATGACGACCAGCCCGAGTGGGAACCGGAGTACCGAGTACCTGCACCGGCTGCTTCTCCCTGACGCACCCCGGATCGACCACTGCAACGGCAACGGCCTGGACAACCAGCGGGCCAACCTTCGTGTCGCTACCGGCAGCCAGAACCAGATCAACCGAGGACTTGACCGCACCAACAGCACCGGTTTCAAGGGAATCTCCTTCCACCGCAAGACCGGACTCTGGCACGCCTGCCTGATCTGGCAGGGCGTCAAACGCAGCGGCCAGTACCATGCCACCCCCGAGGACGCTGCCCGCGCCTATGACGCCTTGGTCCGCCAGCACGCGGGCGAGTACGGCAGGTACAACTTTCCCCAGTCAGGCGAACGTGGTGTTCGCCATGCCTGATCGTCCACAAGCCGACCTGCCTGGTCTATCGGACTATCGGAACTGGAAGCCGGAGGCACAACAACGCGCCCTCGCCCTCCTCCGCGAGCATTCTGAGTCCACCTGGCAGCCCTTCTACTGCCCCAGCCCCGGCTGTGACGGACACCCGCACGACGACTGGGGATGGGAGCATGCCCGAGCCGACCAGCACCCCCCCGCTTGGAGCGATGGCTGGCTGACCTGGTTCATGACCGGTGGCCGAGGCTCCGGGAAGACTCGTACCGGCTCCGAGGTCACCCACCGGGTCACCAGGAAAGTCGGCTGGATCGGACTGGTCGCCGCCACCGGACCCGACCTGCGAGAGATCATGGTGGAAGGAGAATCCGGCATCCTCGCCACCGCCAGACCCGGTGAACGACCACTGTGGGAGCCGTCGAGGAAGAAACTCACCTGGCCCAACGGCGCCATCGGGCAAGGCTTCTCCGCCGAAGAACCGGACCGGCTGCGTGGTCCCCAGCACGGGTTCGTCTGGGCCGACGAGCCCGCTCACTGGCCGCTGGTGGTCGAATGCTGGGACAACATCAGTTTCGGGCTGCGCATCGGCAGCCACCCCAAGATCGTCGCCACCTCCACCCCACTGCCGACCAAATGGGTGAAGAAGACGCTGAACGAGCCCACCACCATCCGCACCCGCGTCTCCACCTATGCCAACCTCACCAACCTGGCCCCGCCGTTCGCCGAACTGATCCTGGCTCGCTACGAAGGCACCCGCACCGGCAAACAGGAGTTGCACGGCGAAGTCCTCGAAGATGTCGAAGGAGCCCTGTGGACCTGGGACATGTTCGAGTGGGTCGAGAGCCCCCCGCCACTGCAACGAATCGTGGTGGGTGTCGACCCGGCCGGAAGCAAGAACAAGTCGTCGGACGAGACCGGCATCATCACCGTCGGCATCGGTACCGACCGATGTCTGTACGTGCTCGACGACGGCTCCGGCCGGTACACTCCGGCAGGCTGGGCCGCGAAGGCGAACAGCCTGTACGAAGACACCTCCGCCGACTGCATCGTCGCAGAGAAGAACTACGGCGGCGACATGGTGCGGCACACGCTGGAAACCTCCGGCCACACCGGGGGGAGGATCAAACTCGTCACCTCCCGGCGCGGCAAGGAGATCAGGGCCGAGCCGATCGTCGCGCTGTATGAGAAGCACCGGGTCAAGCATGTCGGCGAACGCGGTGACCTGTCGGTGCTGGAAGAGGAACTCTGTCTGGTCGCCGGAACCATGATCGAGACTCGGCGGGGGCACGTCCCGATCGAACAAGTCCGAGCCGGAGACGAGGTGTTGACCAGGACCGGGTTCGCCCCGGTCGAGTGGGCCGGGCAGACAAAACGGGAGAGCACGCTCACCCTTGTCACCCATGAGGCAGGGTGTGTACTTTCGACGGTATGGCACCGAGTGTGGACTGCGAACCGAGGGTTTGTGCCTGCCTGGAATGTGCAGCCTACGGACCGCCTCGTCGTAAGGCCCAGCCCGGCAAGTACGGCCCACCTGTTGCCTGGCGCGGTCACTGGTACTCCCGGATGGGCGAGGGCGGCTACTTCCGGCATGCCAGAGGTGCCCTCCTCCACCGGCTCATCTGGGCAGCCCACCACGGACCCATCCCGCCGGGCATGGTCGTCCATCACCGCGACGAGAACAAGGCCAACAATGACCCCGCCAACCTGGAACTCCTCACCGACGCCGAGCACAAGTCCCTGCACGGACCTGAGCGTGGTGGCTTCGTGGACTGGTCCACCGAGCGACGATCCGAGAACGGTCGTGCAAGTTGGGTCAGTCGAGAGCCCCGTGTATTCGTGTGTCAGCGATGCGGTGCGTCCTTTGAGTCGACGTGCACCCGCGCTCGCTGGTGTTCGCGCAAGTGTGGACGACTGGCTCGCGGCGACTGAGGTGCCGGTCTACGACATCAAGGTCGCTGACCGCTACCTCCCGGAGTTCTTCGCCAACGGGGTGCTGGTCCACAACACCACCTGGGTGCCCGGCCGGTCCGACTCCCCCAACCGACTCGACGCCCTCGTGCACGCAGCCACCGAACTGGCCCGGCATGCGATGCCAGCCGCCATCGCCGTTCCCACTCAGACCGATCGCACTGTACCGGTACCAAGACATCTACGTGCCGTCTGATTTACGGAGTAAACCAATGCGCCTGTTCTTCCTGGTCCGTGACGAGGACCCGACCGGCATCTCCGGCACCGGCACCGTCGCCGAAGGGGTCGAGTTCACCGACGGCACCGTCGCCTGCCGCTGGATCGGCCCCATCGAGCATCCGTGGGGAACTGTGTACCCGACCACCGTGCTGCACCCCGACATCGAGAACGTGACCAGCCTGCACGGCCACAACGGGTCCACCCGGATCGTGTGGACCGACGGTGACTGACTTCCAGTGGGCAGCCGCCGTCGCTGTTGCCGTCGCCTCCATCGCTCGCACCGCCCGTCTGCTCATCCACGACTCGCTGCCACCGATGGTGTGGCTGCGGAGCAGGATCGTAGCCAGGTACAAGGCCGACTCGGACTGGGCCACCCTGTGGGAGTGCCAATACTGCATGACGCCGTACCTGGCAGCCGGGATGGGGCTGTGGATGTGGGTCTCGGACCTGAACACGGTCTGGTGGGTTGTCAACGGCGGCTGGGCTGCTTCCTACGCTGCCGCGATCGTCGTCTCGTACGATCAGCCCGAGTAGCACAGGCGTGACTCGCACACCGCCACGGGTCTACCGTGCTGGTAGTCGACAGGAGCAGTGATGCCTCGGCAACGTGTCGTCAAGTCCCGTGAGGTCGTCATCCCCACGCATTCCCTGGTGGCGTCCTCCACCCGATACCCCGGCAAAGCCGCCCGCATCTACGTGCCCCGGGCAGACTGGCAGGCCGAATGCTACCGGCACTACTCGATCTGCGGTGAAGCCCGGTTCGCGGCCCGGTTTTTCGGCCATGCCTGCTCCCGTGCCACCTTCGGGGTTGCTGAACTCGTCGGTGGCACCCTGGTGTCGGACACCACCGGCCCGGCCTGGGACCTGCTGCAAGCCCTGTTCGCCGGAAAAGACGGCCAGTCGCAGATGTCGGATGCGATCGGCACCCATCTGACCGTGGCCGGAGAATGCTACCTGGTGGGTCGCCAGGTAGCAGGCGGCGACGTGTGGGAAGTCGTGTCGGTGATGGAGATGGTGGTCGCCGGGGACACCTGGCAGATCAACTACGGAAACGGGCTTCCGGCGGTCCCACTGGGTGCCGACGACGTGGTGATCCGGATTTGGACCCCGAACCCGGCCCGTCGAATCGAACCCGACTCGCCGTTCCGGGCGCTGTTGCCGGTACTCGGTGAGATCGAATGGCTGACCCGGCACGTGTTCGCACAGATCAGTTCCCGGCTCGCATCGGCAGGCATCTTGTTCCTGCCACAAGGAATGACGTTCCCACCCCCGCCGGACAGCGGACAGACGAGCCAGCCGGTCAACGAGGCTTCCGCGTTCATGGCGACCCTGGCCGACGCCATGCTGACCCCGATCGGCGACCCGTCGTCACCGTCAGCGGTCGTCCCGATCGTCGTCACCGCCCCTGACGAGTCCATCGACCGAGCCAAACTGCTGACCTTCTGGACCGAGTTGGACGCGGAGTCCAAAGCACTGCGGGATGAAGCCATCCACCGGTTCGCGCTCGGCATGGACCTGCCGCCGGAGATGGTGCTCGGGATGAGTTCCAACACCGGGACGGGTGGCGGCACCAGCAACGGCATCTCGCACTGGGGTGCCTGGGCGATCGAGGAGTCCACCATCAAACTGCACATCGAGCCGATGCTCGACGTGATGGTGAACGCGCTCACGATGGGGTACCTGCGTCCTGCGCTGGAGAACTCCGCTGCCATCGTCACCTACGACACCACCCGGCTGAGGCTCCGGCCGGACCGGTCCCGTGAAGCGATCGAACTGTGGGACCGGGGCCTCATCTCCGACGAGACGGTGCTGCGGGAGAACGGCTTCAGCCTCGACGACACACCGGAGGTCGACGAGTTCAAGCGATGGCTGCTGCGGAAGATGGCTGGCGGCTCCACCACCCCCGAACAGGTGGCTGCTGCTGCCCGGCAACTCGGCGTCGACCTGGGACCGGCCGCATCTGCGGTACAGATACCCCGGCAGGAACGACCGGCACCGTCACTGGAACAGCATCCGGCCAAGCCACGCACTCCGGCAGAGGCGTCACTGTTGCTGGCCGCCTCTGAGCCACTGGTGTTCCGGGCGCTGGAACGGGCTGGGAACCGGCTGCGTGCCGCTGGCTCCCGGCCACCCAACGTGCCTGCCTACGAGACCCACTGCTACGTGAAGGCCAACGGCCAGGCTGAACGCTGCCTCGACGACGCCTGGTCGTGTGCTCCGCAGGTGCTGGCCGGGATCGCCGACCCGGACCAGGTGATCCCGATCCTGAACTCCTACGCCCTCACCCTCATCAACGAGCAGTCACCGCACAGCCGGGAACGACTCGCCGAATGGCTGGCACTGGGGGTCACATGCTGAGTATCGAAGCCTTCGCCGCCGCCCGGCGCACCGACCAGACCGACATGGAGAAGACGCTGTTCCCGGCGGTCGCCGATGCGATGGCGCACTATCCGGCGCAAGGCTGGTACAACGACCTGCTGAAAGAGGTCACTAGGCTCTACGTCGACATCTACCACCGGGAAGGTGGCGACGGTGTACCGTCCGGCACCGAGGCGTTCGTGAAGAATGTCCGAACCACCTTGGACAAGACCACCGACCCTGACGACACCACCGTCGACCGGGTGTCGACCTGGCTGGCGACGGCGATCCTGAACGCGGCCACGATGGAGGCGGCCGATTCCTCCGGAGAGTTCGTGGTGATGGAGTGGGTCACCATGCACGACGAGGATGTCCGGCATACGCACCAACTTCTGGACGGCCAGCAGCGTCCACCCGGCGAGCGGTTCAGCAGCGAAGGATGCAGCCCGCTGTTTCCGGGAGACTCGACCACCGACCCGTCCTGCTGGATGAACTGTCGTTGTGGGCTCGCGCCCGTTCCGGCCGAACTTGCGGCCAGTATGTACGCCGTAAACAAGGAGGAGACCATGACCACCACCGAGACGGAGCCGGAGGTCGTACCCGCAGCCACTGCGATGCCGTGGCATGGAGTGATGGCTCCGGAAGGGGTGCCGTCCGGGGACCGGCGACTGTTCACCGACGGCTCCCTGACCCATGCGCCACTGCCGCTGCCGCTGAGTTGGCAGAAGGTGTCCGGTCCCCGCCACGACGGGTCGGTCGTGGTGGCGAAGATCGAGCAGATGGGCCGGGTCGGCAACGAGTACCGGGCGATGGGCCACTTCCTGCTCACCCCCGAAGCCGACGAGGTGATCGGCCTGGTCGCCGAGTTCGGCCGGTTCGGGGTGAGCGTGGACGCCGACGAGGCCGAGTTCGAGTTCAACGAGGACAGCGGGCAGGAGACCTACTTCGCGGCCCGTATCCGGTCCGGGTCGATCCTGCCGATCCCGGCGTTCGACTCCGCCTGGGTCAGTCTCGGCGACGCTCCCGACGACTTTCTGCCCGACTGTGACCCGACCGATCCGGCTGGTGAATGCTATGACCCGGCTGCCATCCAGCCGAGCGCCTCCGGAGACACCTTCAAGGACTACGACGCCGGGCAGCGCAAGAAGGCCCACACGGTGCCCGGCACCGACTCTTACCCGATCGAGGACTGCCAAGACCTCCGTAACGCGATCCAGGCGATCGGTCGGGCGAAAAATCCGGCGGCGACCAAGCGGCACATCAAGACGCAGAAGGCACGACTCGGTTGCCCGGACGTGGCGATCCCCGAAGGCTGGGGAGCCGATGCTGACACGTTCGACCGGGGGCCGGGCTGGATCACCGACCCGGAAGCAACCCGCAGAATCCACGACTACTGGACGAAGAAGGGCGAACCCGGCTACGCCAAGATCAACTGGGGGGTGCCAGGCGACTTCAACAGGTGCCGGGTGCTGGTCGGGGAGAAGATCGCCGCCAACTCACCCGAAGACATGATCTACCTCAACAACATCTGCGCCCAGTGGCACCACGACGCACTCGGCATCTGGCCGGGCCGTCCCGTCTCCGGCGATGTGTCGACGTTCGAGGGCGAACAGGTCGCGGAGTTCGTCGAGACCAGTGCGGCCCTCGGACTGCCGACACACACGCTGTCCACCGAGCCCGCTCCGGGACTGTCACTGGTCGCCTCCGGTGGCTGGTGCCCGCCGAGCGAATGGTTCGCCGACCCCTGCTTCGATGCCGAGGCGCCGGTCACGGTCACCGACGAAGGCCAAGTGTTCGGGCATCTGGCCGGGTGGCGGTCCTGTCACACCGCGTACAACAACGTCTGCGTAGCCCCGCCACGTTCCCCGTCCGGTTACGCCTTCTTCCTCACCGGTCAGGTGGTCACCACTGATGGTCCGGTCGCCGTCGGTCAGATCACGATGGCAGGTGGGCATGCCCCAGCCGGTCGGATGCGTCCGGCGATCAGCCACTACGACAACACCTGCACCGCTGTCGCGGACGTGGCCTGCGGTGAGGACGAGTTCGGCATCTGGGTGGCTGGTGCGATCCGGCCCGGTGTCACCGACGAACAGGTGTATGCGCTGCGGGCGTCGGCGCTGTCTGGGGACTGGCGTCGGGTCGGGATCGGTGACGAGATGGAGTTGATCGCCGCACTGGCAGTCAACTCGCCCGGCTTCCCGATCCCACGGGTCGGTGTCGAATCCGGGGTGCAGGTGTCGCTGGTTGCCGCCGGATGTGTCGCTGCCGACTCTCCGCCGGACCTCGACGACGTGGTGGCGGCGGTGCTGGCAGAGTTGGCGGCACGGGTCGACCGTAAACAACGAGTGGCTGCGCTGGCGGCCAGGATCGGAGGGGGTGGCTGAATGTCGCCATGCAACTGCGGGAAGGTGAAACAGGCCCAGTACACCTGGGTGTTCGTTGCGCCGGACGGTACCCGCAAGACCTACA